TAAATGGCAACAATAGACAAGTCACTACCAAACGAAGTTAGAAATACTATTGAGATAGAAAATCCAGCAGCTGCAGTAGAAGAGATTGTAGATGTTCAGGAATCTATTCCTAGTGTTGATAACACTGAAATAACTCCAACAGCAGATGGTGGAGTAGAAATCAATTTTGACCCAGGTGCATTTAGCGCTGGTGAAAGTGTAAATCACTTTGACAACTTAGCAGAATTATTACCAGAAAATATCTTAGGACAATTAGGTTCAGAACTTTATCAAAACTATTTAGATTATAAAAATTCAAGACAAGATTGGGAACAAACTTATACTCAAGGTTTAGATTTACTTGGATTTAAATATGATCAAAGAACAGAACCATTCCAAGGCGCATCTGGTGCAACACATCCTGTACTTGCAGAAGCAGTTACACAATTTCAAGCATTAGCTTACAAAGAATTATTACCAGCAGATGGACCAGTAAGAACTCAAATAATTGGAAATTCAAATAGAGAAAAAGAAGATCAAGCAACTCGTGTTAAAGATTTTATGAATTATCAAATTATGGATGTCATGAAAGAATATGAACCAGAATTTGATACGATGTTATTTTATTTACCATTATCAGGATCTACATTTAAAAAAGTTTATTATGATGATTTACTTGGAAGAGCTGTATCTAAATTTGTTCCAGCAGAAGATTTAGTTGTTCCTTATTCAGCAACATCATTAGATGACGCTGAAGCTATAATGCATACAATTAAAATGTCTGCAAATGAATTAAGAAAACAACAAGTAGGTGGTTTCTATAGAGATTTAGATTTATTACCAAGTGATGATTCAACAACAGAAGCAGATGATGTAAAATCAAAAGAAAGAGAAATTGAAGGGGTTACTAAATCAGGTTACGAAGATATCTTTACTTTAATTGAATGTCATGTAAACTTGGATCTCGAGGGCTTTGAAGATCGTGATCCCAACGGGGAAATGACTGGAATTAAACTTCCTTATATTGTGACGATAGAAGAAGGCTCTCGTGAAATTTTATCTATTCGTAGAAATTACGAAATAGGTGATCCTAAAAAAAATAAAATCAATTACTTTGTACATTTTAAATTTTTACCAGGTTTAGGATTTTATGGATTTGGATTAATCCATATGATTGGTGGATTATCTAGAACTGCAACTTCTGCACTTAGACAATTAATTGATGCAGGAACTTTATCTAACTTACCAGCAGGATTTAAAATGCGTGGTATTAGAATTAGAGATGATGCACAATCTATTCAGCCGGGTGAATGGAGAGATGTAGATGCTCCAGGTGGAAACCTTAGAGATGCATTTATGACTTTACCATACAAAGAACCTTCTCAAACTTTATTACAATTAATGGGTGTTGTTGTTTCTGCTGGTCAAAGATTTGCATCTATTGCTGATATGCAAGTAGGTGATGGTAATCAACAAGCAGCTGTTGGTACAACTGTGGCTTTACTTGAAAGAGGAAGCAGAACAATGTCTGCTATTCATAAAAGATTATATTCATCATTAAAACAAGAATTCAAATTATTATCTAGAGTATTTAAATTATATCTACCTCAAGAATATCCATATGATGTTGTTGGTGGACAAAAGAATATTAAACAAGCAGATTTTGATGATAGAATAGATATCGTTCCAGTTGCTGATCCAAATATATTTTCTCAAACACAAAGAATTAGTTTAGCACAAACTGAATTACAACTTGCACAATCTAATCCACAAATTCATAACTTGTATGAAATTTATAGAAAGATGTATGAAGCATTAGGTGTAAAAGATATTGATAAGATTTTAATTCAACCTCCAAAACCAATGCCTAAAGATCCTGCATTAGAACATATTGATGCATTAGGTGGACAACCATTCCAAGCATTTAGAGGACAAGATCATAGAGCACATATAACTGCTCATTTAAGTTTTATGTCTACTAACATTGCAAAAAATAATCCTATGATTATTGGATCATTAGAAAAAAATATATTTGAACATATTTCTTTAATGGCATTAGAACAAGTTGAGTTAGAATTTTCACAAGAGTTACAACAAATACAAATGTTATCTCAAAATCCTCAAGCTTTACAAAGTCCACAGATACAAGCACAGGTCCAACAGTTTCAAATGAAGTTAGAATCTAGAAAAGCAATTCTAATTGCTGAGATGATGGGTGAATTTATGGATGAAGAAAAGAAAATTACATCACAATTTGACAATGATCCTATCGCTGCATTAAAAGCTAGAGAATTAGACCTACAAGCTCAAGAAAATGCTAGAAAAAAACAAGAAGGTGAGCAAAGAATCAATTTAGATAAGATGAGAGCTATGATGAATCAGATGAATACACAAGAAAAACTGCAACAAAATGAAGATTTAGCTGAATTAAGAGCAGCAACATCTATTGCAAAACAACAATTTTCTAATATTAATAAAAAAATACAATAATTATTGTTAAATAATAAAAAAGGAGTATACATATGGCTATGAAAATGAATTCAAAACAAAAGAAGATTGGTAAAGTAATGAGAGAGTTCAAAAAAGGTGAACTTAACATTGGTGGATCTTCTAAAAAAGTAAAAAATCCTAAACAAGCAATCGCTATTGCTTTATCTGAAGCAGGAATGTCTAGAAAAAAAATGGCAGTAGGTGGTTTAGCTAATTCAACAAGAACTTTTACAGCTGATTCAAAAGCAAAAGAAGTTAATCATTCAAAATTTACAGACTCTCAAGGATATTTAGTTGGTGGTGTTGATATTGAGATGTCAAGCAATTCAGAAACACAAACTCAAGAAGTACAAGGTCAAGGAAGTATTCTTTCAGAAAAAAGAAGATCAGCTAAGTGGTTTTAAATCATGTTGCCAGTATTAAATGCTGTAGCTCCATTAGCTAAAATACTATTTTCAACTATTGAAAAATCAGTTCCAGATAAAGATTTACAAGAAAAATTAAAAGCACAATTGCAAACGCAATTAATGCAATCTCATACACAAGAATTAACTGCAGCTGCTAAAATTATTGAAGCAGAAGCAAAAGCAGGATGGTTTGCATCAAGTTGGAGACCACTTTTAATGTATGTATTAATATTTATATTAATATGGAACTATGTATTGGGACCAGTAATTTTATTTTTTTTCAAAGCTTCTATAACCATAACTCTTCCAGGAGATGTATGGACACTATTACAAATAGGTCTAGGTGGTTATGTAGTTGGAAGAAGTGCAGAATCGGTGGCACGCACTATGGCAAATAGACCGGCAACTAGTAAAGAACAAGAAAACGGATAAGGAGATAAAATGAGAAACGATTACAGTATAAGACCAAGAGCAAAACTTAAAAAAGGTGGTAAGGCAGATATGTTAACTGCTAAAATGTCAAAAGACAAAAAAGGCAGAGCAATGAAAAAAGGTAAGAAATAATGGCTGGTCTTGGATGTCAAAAAAGAGGAACTGGTATTGCAAGAGTTGGTCTTGCTAAAGGTGGAAAAGCATTTCCAGATTTAAATAAAGATGGAAAAATTACTAGGGCCGATATTTTAAAAGGCAGAGGAGTTTTTAAAAAAGGTGGATACGCTGATATGTCCGAAGAACATGAAGGCATGGAATCTAAAGCTGAAGAAGCTAGAGAGTATGCTATGGAAGAAAAAGGATATGTTGAAACTAAATCTGGTAAAATGAAAAAAGCTGATGCTTTAACTTCTAAAATGTCTAAGAAGAAAAAAGGCAAAATGATGAAGGGTAAAAGATAAACGGTTTAACACTATGGCTGATTTCGGTGGAGATGGTATTAGATTAAGAGGAATTGCTGGAAAAAGATTAGAAGAACAGCAAAAGAAAAATTTAGAAGATTATCTAAAAGAACTTAATGATCCATTACTATTAGAAAAATTAACTGAAAAAGAAAAAAAAGCTAAAGGTGGTTTAATAAAAGGAAAACCAAGAGTTGCAATTAGAGGTTGGAAGTAATGGCTAAACTTTGTCCAAGAGGAAAAGCTGCTGCAAAAAGAAAATTTAAAGTCTATCCAAGCGCATATGCAAATATGTATGCATCTGCAGTTTGTTCTGGAAAAATAGTTCCAGGTGGACGTAAAAAGAAAGCAGAAGGAGGAAGTATTTCTCAACAAAGAAAAATGGTATCCAACTATAAACAAGGTGGAGTTGCTAAAGGTTGCGGGGCTGTTATGGAAGATAGAAGAAAGGTTACTAAAAAATATTAATATGGCAAATGGTCTTAGAAAATGGGTTGCAGAAAAATGGGTAGATATTGGATCTAAAAGAAAAGATGGTTCATTTGCTCCTTGTGGAAGATCAAAAGGAGAAAAAAGAAAAGGCTATCCAAAATGTGTACCATTAGCTAAAGCAAGAAGAATGTCAGAAGGTCAAAGAAGATCTGCGGTTGCAAGAAAAAGAGCAGCAAAAAATACTGGACCTAAACCTAAAAATGTTGCAACATTTGCAAATAGAAGAGATATGAGATCTGGAGGATTAGTATGAGTAATAAATATTACAAAGAAGAACGAGCTAGACAAGCTAGATTTAAAAAGTCTGAAGAAGACATGAATAAAAAATATAAACAAATTTTAGATGAAGAATCTGAATTTGAATATTTAAATTCAATACGTCCAGAAGACTCAACAAAAGAATATAATCCAGTTGAATATTATAAGGATGGTGGATTAGTAAGTAGAGGACAAGGAAGAGTTATTAAAACTAAAAAAACTAAAATGTATTAATATGGGTGATATTTCTTTAAGAGGACAAGGTATAGTAAGACGTAAATTTGCAAGTGGTGGAACACCAGCATGGCAAAGAAAAGAAGGTAAATCTGAATCAGGTGGATTAAATAAAAAAGGTATTGCATCTTATAGAGCTCAAAATCCAGGATCTAAATTATCTATGGCAGTTACAACTAAACCTTCTAAATTAAAACCAGGTTCTAAATCTGCTAAAAGAAGAAAATCATTTTGTGCTAGAATGAAAGGGTTAAAAAAAAGATTAACTTCTGCAAAAACAGCGAGAGATCCTAATTCAAGAGTAAATAAATCTTTAAGAAAATGGAATTGTTAGAAATAAAAAATAATAAAAAATGTACTAAATGTAAAATTTCTAAAGAAAGAACAAAAGAATTTTTTCCTCTCCATAATAAAGTAAAAGACGGTTTAGATAGTTGGTGTCGTAAATGTAGATCAATATATAGAAATGAAATAAATAGAGGTATATTTAGAGATTCTATATCAGATGAAAATTTAAAAAGATTAAAAAAACAAATAACAAGCTGTCAAATTTGTGGAAAGAAAGAAGACTTAGTTGTTGATCATAATCATGAAACAAATGTTGTTAGAGGTATTTTGTGTAATCATTGTAATAGAGGAATAGGTCATTTTTTAGATAATGAATCTTTATTAAAATCAGCTATTAAATATTTGATTAGAACAAAAAATTTTAGTATAAACTATTGGAAAGAGTACTTTAATAAACATTAATAACAAAGGAGAAAGAAATGGATGCAGTTACGTTTTTAAGTAAATTACAAAAATTTATTAGAGAGCAATACCAAGGAATTGGTGATGCCATGATATCTGGTAATGTTGACAATATGGAGAAATACAAGTATATGCAAGGACAGGCAAATGCCTATCAAACAGTAATTCAGGAAATCTCTAACCTGCTAAATGAAAAGGAGCGAAAAGATGATAAAGGAAACGTTATTGACCTCGGAAAAGGAAGTACCAAAGATAAACCTAGGTCTTGAAGATAAGTACAAAGAAGAAAATAAAAAAATTGAAGATAAAACAGTAAGAGCAGAAAATATTACTGAATCTTTAATTGATAATTTACCACAACCATCCGGTTGGAGGTTATTAGTATTACCATTTACACCTAAAGATAAAACAGCAGGTGGATTAATTATATCACAGGAATCTTTAGACAAAGCAAGGATCGCAACTAATTGCGGTTATGTTTTAAAGATTGGACCATTAGCTTATTTGGATAAAGAAAAATATCCAACAGGCCCTTGGTGCAAGGAAAAAGATTGGGTGATCTTTGCTCGTTATGCGGGTTCAAGACTTCCAATTG